AGCACTGGTCGTATGTTACAAGATGGTAAAATTGATTTTTCATCTATCTTACACAATTTAGCAGAGGCAATTGCTAAATTAGAATCTGCAATGTATTATATCAATCGTGATTAATCATGAAAAAAACAGTAAAAAAAATACCACCAGCTGGATATAAAATGCTACAATGTAAATATTGTGGTAATGATGTCGACCGGGTGGATAGTAGAGCTACAGCTGTAACCTGTTATCGGTGTGTAAACCGAATGGTTGATGGTGAAATACTCGAGTTACGGTATGATGATTCAAATAAATAAGTTATGTTAGAAGCAGAGAAAATTAAATCAAATTGGGAAAAGTACAGAGATGTAGTCAATACCATGTTTCCGTTGCGAAAAGATGCGTTAAACCGAATGTATGATGATTTTGAAGATCGCATGGTATTTATGCCAGCATCTTCAATGGCACATTTTCATAATGCATTCGCCGGAGGATATGTCGACCATGTGATTCGCGTAATGGATTGTGCAGAAGCCTTATATTCCACGTGGAAAACACAAGGTGCAGATATGTCTGGTTATACTCGCGAAGAATTGTTATTTGCTGCAATGCATCATGATTTAGGCAAAGTAGGATTTCCAGGTGAAGGCAACGAAGTTTATCAGGTAGAAACATCCGATTGGCATCGCAAGAATCAAAACAAGATGTATAAACATAATGAAAATATTCCATTTACCATGGTGCCAGATCTTTCAATTTGGTTGCTGCAGGAATATGATGTAAAAATGTCTTGGAATGAATATCAAGCAATCAAGATACATGACGGCATGTACGATGATGCAAATAAACCATATTATATTGCAAGATCAGCTCAAGCTAAATTGAAAACTAATCTGCCAATTGTGTTACATCACGCCGATCACATGGCTGCCCAAATTGAATATGAACGTTGGAGAAACAATCAAAATAATACTCCGAAACCAATTACTGAAAAAAGTAAGGCTACTAGAAGTAACGGATTGAAAAATTTAGCAGAAAATAATCCAAATGTAACTCAATCGGTTACTGAAATTTTCAATATATTTAATACTACAGATTAATGATTTGGTTATTTATTACAATTTCTAGTATAATAACAATATTGTTAGTGTACTTTATATACAGAGCTTTGTATTTAGCAGGCGCTCTAGCAGATGCTCAGGAGTATATAAATGAACTAGAAAACACAAATGAATTCATGTATACTGCTATAGAAAATGCATATGACAACATGCAACAAGTTGACACGTTAGGTGCATTTGAAAAGGACGATGAATCTGGTACAACGTTTAGTATGTTATATGAAATAGTTACGAAACTTAAAGAACAATTTAACAATGCCGAAGCCGAAAAAATCTAAAGTATATTTTACAAAAATTACAGAATTAGCAATTATTGCATATAACCGAGAAGATATACATCCAGCTAAGCGAGAAAAGATTTATAAACGGTTTATATACCCGGCTTTCATGAAGTTAACTGAAAACATAATCAATACAATTAAACCAACATATATTGATTCTACATTTTTAGATTTGCAAAGTGATTTAGTTACATTTTTAACTGAACGATTAAATAAGTTTAATCCAGAATCTGGTAAAGCATATTCGTATTACACCCGAACATCATATAACTACCTGATTGGCGAAAATGATAAAGCATATAAAAAATTAAAAAATAACACAGAAGAAGTTAATATAGATGAGCAGCGAAATTTAATTGCAGAAATACATAACGATGAAATGCAAGATAATTTGAAATGTTTTATGAATTCATATGTAGATTATTGTTATGATAATTTAAATTTTATATTTAATTCTCCTGCAGAAATTCATGTTGCTGATTCTATATTACATATATTTGAATCTCGAGAATTAATTGAAGATTTTAACAAAAAACGACTGTACATTTTAATCAGAGAAAGAACCGGATTAGATATTAACCAAACTTCGATTGTAACTAAAGTTGTTAAAACATTGAAATCTATTTATGATGAAAATTTTATCGAATATTCTACATCTAACTTCATGAAATTGCCTTTTTGATATTTATTAAAAAAGGTAATATGTTATGGATAAAAATGAAGAATTATTTAAAGGAATAACGTTTTCCGATTTAATGTCGGATGTATACCATAACAGTAAACGTAAAGATCGACAAATAAATCAATTAATTGCATCTTTACAACCATTAATAAAAAATGCATCAGATGCTACAGTTGTAATGCCTCTGATTAAAGACATATTAGATGTATCAATTAAAAATGATGATCATCTTGTCAAGTTAACGGCAATCGTGCAACGTTATATATCTACAAAACAAACTATTGCTGGTGCGGATAGTTTATTAACAGAAGAAGAAAAACAGCAGCTGTTAAAGGTAGCAGAGTCTACACTAACTCACGAATTAGAAGATGAATTAGAACAACTAAAACAATCAGAGTTAGAAATAAAACAAACAGTAGAATCTGTACAGTCTAAATTAGATAAAAAGAATTCTGCTACAAATGTATAATCATCAACAAACTACATTTTATATAGGCGAAGTAATTTCATATGCAAATTCATATGAATATAATGAATCTAATGTTAACGCTCAATTTGCTATCAATGTTGCAGTAAAGATTGACGGAAAGCGTTTAGATATATCTCAAGCTATACCAGCATCTATACATGTAAAACAGTTACCTATAATCGGTGAAATGGTTATAGTGTTACCTGGTTACAGTGTTGAATCTGCATACCAAAATGACAAGTTAACAACTCAATGGTATTATATTAGTGGGATCGGAGCTCAGTCAAATGTTAATAATAACATAAACCCGGTATTTTCTAAATCTTTTGTACCAGATAATAAATTTATTGATACACCTGTAAATTTTATTCAACCATATTTAGGTGATGTAATTGTTGAAGGTAGATGGGGTAATAGTATTCGGTTAAGTCATACGCCAGTATCTACAAAAACCCAGCCAATTTGGAATAGTGTTATCAAATCAGATCCGGTTATTGTAATTTCTAATAGTAAACCGATATCTGAGACTAATGGATTTAGAACTGAACAACTAGGTAATTCGTCGACACTTATTCTAACTAGTACCCAGAAAGTTCCTACATTATTATTTGGTAATAATCAACAGCCAAATTCGTTATCCAAATATAAAAGTGAATCTACATATGATAAACCGCAATTATTAGGAACAGCTGATCGTGTTGTGATAAAAGCAAATACTGATATTGTTGCAATCGATTCTCCAACTGCAATTGTGTTAAATACTACCGGCGAAGTAAAAATAGGGTCAGATACGGCATCATCTGAAATGGTGCATGGTGATGTTTTAATTCAAATATTACAAAAAATATTAAATCAATTGTCTATGCCTATATTGTGTGGAACCGCACTTGGTCAATTTACAGATCGTACGAATTTACAATCAGCTCAACAACAATTGAAAGATTTGCTTAGTTCAACTTATTTTATACAGAAAAATACATATTAATATATGAGTTCAATTGTACCACCATTAGATAGAATACCAAAATTACCAGCTGATGCAGTTAGTATTATTAAACAACGTTTAGATACTCAACTAATTCAGTTAGACAATATTGTATCCGATGCAATTAAAACTTCGAATAGTTTACCAGCCGATGTGTCATGTGATGACCCAGCTGTACAGCTAACAAAACAACAACTCGCGAATATTCAAGATTCTATAACGAATGTACAACAATCTCTGAACTCTGTGCAAACTGTTATTAATTCTGTATCTGCAATTGTTAGTACGGCTAGTACAGTGAAAGCTGCTATATCAGCTGCTCAATTACTGAATCCGGTTACAGCTCCACTGTTTATCGCACAGCAATTAACTAGTATACAAGATGCTACAATTGTTAACGCAATTGAATCGTTGCGGCAGTTTCGACAAGTGCCACAAGATATATCAAATCGTTTAGCATCTATTCTACCAAAATTATTAGCAATATCATCGAAAATATCAAATATACCTGGATGTAATGTTTCGCCTCTAATTGTTCCGGATTCAGTAATTACTGAATCCGGGTTAAATTTAGAAGATATATCAAGCGAATTTTACCAACCAATAAATGTGTCAGATTCTGATATTGAATCTAGATCTCAATTAGTTGATAAAATTATCAGTCAACAACGAGATTTATTAACATCATTATTAGAAGCACCTAGTCAAGTGTTTACTTTAAATGCCCCACCATCAATTGAACTAGGAAAGCCTGGTGATTATGCAGTCGACACAACAAACCGCGTTATATATGGTCCAAAATTATCATATACCGAATGGTCTGAGGGTCTAATTTATTAGTTTAATATATTTATTATAAAATAGTCATATGGATACAAAAACATTAGTAAACGCACTTAAAACCGCCGTACGTGAGGTGATTAAAGAAGAACTAACTGATATCTTAAAAGAAGGGTTACAGTCTACTATTACGGAAATGAAATCGAATACAAATACAAGTCAACCAACAACCCGGTCTCAAAAATCGAACATACAATTTACAGAAAACCGATGGGCTAGTGTTTTAAATGAAACTATGCCATTAAACGAACCAAAGCCATCAGCTATGAATAGTTTTTCAAATTTGATGAATGAACAACATGATGATACAATAACAATGACATCAAACGATGCACTGGGGTTTGGTCACACAAGAAATCGCACAAGTCCAACTAATGTAATTCAATCTCGTATGGAAGATCCCGAAACTGGAAAAGTATATGATGTAGCTCCAGAAGTTGCTGCTGCTATCAATCGCGATTACTCAGCATTAATGAAAAAAATTACACAACAGAAATAATATAATGGCATATGTATTTGATAATATCAACAATCAGCAGTTAACACAGTTTAAACTGTACGGAATTGAAATTACACAAAATACTCAATTATTATTAACAATTAGTACGGTAACTGAAATTGCAAAGCAAAATTTACGTACGTTAATTAATACACGACGCGGTGAACGATACATGTTGCCAACATATGGAACTGATTTACATACCATGTTATTTCAGCCAAATAATGATGCAACTAAAGATGATATTCAAGAAATATTAACTAGTGCTATAAGTTACTGGCTACCATATATAAACATAAACGAAATTTTAATAACTACACCGGAAGATGATCCTTTACTAACTAATGAAATTAAAATTACAATTAATTATTCAGTAAATGGATTTAACACTGATTCACTTATAATTGTAGCTGGCGAGTCTGGATTACAAATTACATAATATACATTAGACATGGAAACATCGAAAGACATATCATATCTTAATAAAGATTTTGCAGGATTTAAGCGAAACTTGATTGAATTTACTAAACAGTATTTTCCAAACACATACAATGATTTTAATGAATCATCACCAGGAATGTTATTTGTTGAGTTAGCTTCATACGTTGGGGATGTATTATCTTATTATGCAGACACAAATTTAAAAGAATCCATACTTAATCAAGCAACTGATCGGGCAAATGTATATGAATTAGCAAAAGCTATGGGATATATGCCAAAAAACGTGATACCCGCACAAGTAGTATTAGATGTGTATCAATTGGTACCATCAACTGGTACTGGTACCACTGTTCGGCCTGACTTTAATTATGCGTTAACCATTAAACCGGGTATGCGTGTAAAGCAAAGTGAAGGCACTACGGAATTTCGGACATTGGATTCTGTTGATTTTAGGTTTTCATCATCATATGATCTGACAGATGTAACTATATACGAAACAGATTCACAGACAAATGAACCAGTATACTATTTGTTAAAAAAATCTGTAAATGCAATTTCTGGAAATATTCGAACTGCTACTTTTACATTTACATCCCCAGTTGCATATGATAAAATTGTATTACCAGATACTAATATATGTGAAATTGTATCAGTCGAAGAATCAGATGGCGATAATTGGTATCAGGTACCATATTTAGCACAAGACACAATCTTCGAAGATGTACCAAATATAATAGAAAATGATCCAGATTTAGTTCAATATCGAGCAAATGTTCCAAGTTTATTAAAACTACGTAAGACATCGAAGCGATTTATTACTAGACTTCGTAGTGACAACTTAATGGAATTGCAGTTTGGCGCTGGTGTGTCTGATAATAATGATGAAGAAATAATTCCAAATCCAACAAATGTTGGAAATGGGTTAATTAGTATTAGGCGGGATGTTAATATTGATATAGATCCATCAAATTTTTTATATACACGTACATATGGCCAAGCGCCAGCAAATACCACACTCACCGTTACTTATACAGTTGGTGGTGGGTTAGCAGATAATATTACCTCCAACACATTAACTAAAATATTGCGAGTAGATTATTTTGATAACATCAATTCATCTAATTCAGTTTCAATTGTTAACTTTGTAAAAAATAGCTTAGCAGTTAACAATGCACTGCCAGCAACTGGAGGACGAGAATCTGAATCAGTAACTGAAGTTAAAAATAATGCAATGGCGTTTTTTGCAACTCAGAACCGTACCGTAACTAAAGAAGATTATATTGTTCGTACGTATTCGATGTCAGCAAAATATGGAAGTATTTCAAAAGCCTATATCATACCAGATGATCAGTTATCTCAACAAGAATTTTCTATATCTCGAGTACCAAATCCATTAGCATTAAATTTGTATGTTTTAGGATATAATTCTAATAAACAACTAATATCGGTTAATCAGGCAATCAAAGAAAATTTAAAAACATATCTAGGATTTCATAGAATGTTAACTGATGCTGTGAATATAAAAGATGCATTTGTAATTAATATAGGCATAGATTTTGAAATTTCAGTATTGCCTAATTATAATAGTAATGAAGTTTTATTAAAATGTATTAACGCATTAAAACAAATGTTCAATATCGATAGATGGCAAATTAATCAACCAATTATAAAAACAAATATAATTAATGAATTAGGCAATGTAAAAGGCGTACAAACTGTAATTGGAGTAAATATTTTAAATTTATTTGATGATATAGTTGGTTACTCTGGAAATGTTTATGATTTAAA